TCAGTCGTGAAAGTCCGTCATAAGAGAATCGATAACCACGTGTCGTTGATGCATCATTCTGCCATGTCGTACTACTAACATTTCCATTATAACAAGGAACACCATACCATCAGTATAGTGCAATTTCTGCCTAAAAAATGGACTATCAATCTCAGTTAACCAACCACGGATATTATAATCATTTGTCGTTATTAATGAATCTGATCCATTTATCCGTATCAAACTATCAAGCCTTCCGATTTCATCAAAACAATAAACAAAATCAGTTGTATCATTTCCAATAATACTCACCTCTCTCGTCAGTCTCCCTGCATGATCATAAACATAGCTTTTTTGAATCTTAGCATCTGTAGCATACTCCTTACAAACGTCTATTGGCTGTCCGCTAAAGTTAAAATTAGATTTATAGACTAAAGTCTTTCCATTCACTGTCGTATGCCGTTCTTGAATAAGATTCCGATAATAATCATAATGATAATTATTCCCTTTATTTGCAGCAGAAATTTAAAACTTATTTGAATATGTTTGCGAAAAAACAAAAATGGACTGAACGTTTTAATCAGAAAAACGATTTTGATTTCACGGTATCCCGTGTTATTGTTACTCGTGTTGCTTATACTCGTGTTACTAAACTGATTCCTGTGACTCAGTTTTCTCTTTTTGGTATTACTGTTTCAGAAGCTCAGAAGATCGCTAGATCTTTTAATACGCTTGCTGATCATGTTTGTATGATAACTTTAATTGAAGAATAATATGAAACTTTCTAATCAACAAATTTATGGCATCATTAAGATCGTTGTTACTGCGATTCTTTCAATCTCCGCAACTTTGTTTGTGCAATCCTGTACATTATCCCTATCTGTTTCGAAGAACAACTCGAATAGTACTCAGAAAACGGAACAGACTACTACTAGTTCAGTAGATTCAACTCAGATTAATTTTACTCCTAAGTTCTGATATGATTAAGAATCCTTTTTGTAAGTGTCTTCATCCTAAGAAAATCGTTAATCCTTATACTAACGAATCTATGGTTGTTCCTTGTGGTCATTGTCAGGCATGTACGTTGGCTAAAAACTCACGTTATGCCTTTCAGTGTGATCTTGAATCTTATACCTCTAAGCACACATTGTTTATAACTCTTACTTATGCTAATCGTTATATTCCTCGTGCTACTTTTGTAGATAGTCTTGAACGCCCATTTGGTAATGATCTTGTAGATAAGGAAACAGGTGAAATTCTTGGTCCATCTGATATGAAGCAAGAAGATATTGATCGTTTATTAAACAAGTTCTATCTCTTTGGAGATGTCCCCTATCTCCGTAAATCTGATTTACAATTATTTTTTAAAAGATTACGTTATTATGTCTCAAAACAATGTTCTTCGGAAAAAGTGCGTTACTTTGCTGTCGGAGAATATGGACCCGTCCATTTCCGCCCGCATTATCATATCTTATTATTCCTCCAGTCAGATGAAGCGTTACAGGTATGTTCAGAGAATATATCTCAAGCATGGACCTTTGGTCGTGTCGACTGTCAAATATCCAAAGGTCAGTGTTCATCATACGTTGCGAGCTATGTTAATAGCAGTTGCACTATACCCAAAGTTTTTAAACTTAGTTCCGTCTGTCCGTTCAACGTTCATTCTCAGAAATTGGGTCAAGGCTTTCTTGACTGTCAACGTGAGAAGATATACTCATCTACCTTTAAAGATTTTGTTAAAAGAAGCATCGTACTCAATGGCAAGTTTAAGGAGTTTGACGTATGGCGGTCGTGTTACGCTTACTACTTTCCCCGATGTAAAGGATTTGCTTCTAAATCTTCACGTGAACGTGCTTACTCTTATGGAATTTATGATACAGCGAGGCGTTTATTCCCTTCCTCAGAAACGACGTTCTCGCTTGCAAAAGAAATAGCTTTTTATATAAAACATTTTCATTTTACGGATGATACTTACTTACTTGATTTGTTTGGACATGTATCAGATCAGAAGTCTTTGTTTGATCTTTCTAATTATTTTCTTGATCGTGACGCTATGGTTCGACCTGTAGAATCGGATGAATTTAACCGTTGGGTTCATCGAATCTACGTTGAGTTACTTGTCTCTAAACATTTCTTGTATTTTGTTTGTGATCGTATTACTCTTGCTGAACGTAAGTCTAAACAGCGTATGATTGAGGAATTCTACTCATATCTTGATTATATGCACCTTACTGCATTCTTTGAATCTCAGCAGGAATTTTATGAGAGTGATTTGATTGGTGATGATGATCTTTGTACTGATCAATGGGAAAATTCTTACTATCCTTATTTTTATAATAATGTTTACACGGAATCTGGACGATTCGAGAAAACTCCTGTATATCGTTTGTATGCTTCGGATGTTAAGAAACTTTTCAATGATCGTATTAAGCATAAGAAACTCAATGATGCTAATAAGATATTCATTGATGAATAATTGTTAAACTTTTAATTTATTAATTTATGGCTAATATCATGTCTTTGAAGTCTTTAAGAAATAAGACTTCTCGAAATGGTTTTGATCTTAGTTCAAAACGTAACTTTACTGCTAAAGCAGGTGAGCTTCTTCCTGTTAAAACATGGGAAGTCCTTCCGGGTGATACATTTAGGATTGATCTTAAAACATTTACTCGTACACAGCCTTTGAATACGGCTGCATTTGCTCGTATGAGAGAGTATTACGATTTCTATTTTGTTCCTTATGATCTTCTTTGGAATAAGGCGAATACTGCTCTTACTCAGATGTATGACAATCCTCAACATGCATTGGATTCTAGTCCTTTGAAAGTTGTTAAGCTTGATGGTTCTATGCCGTATACTACGCTTACTAGTATTTCTCTTTATCTGAATTCTCTTGCTCCTGATTCTGTTACCGTTACGAATAAGGATAATTATTTCGGTTATAATCGTGCTCTTTGCTCTGCTAAGTTGTTGGAATATCTCGGTTATGGTAATTTATATACTTTTGCGAAGTCTTCTAATAATACTTTTGCAAAATCTCCTTTGAAGCGAAGTCTTGATGTGTCTTTGTTTAATCTTCTTGCTTATCAGAAGATCTATGCTGATTACTATCGCGATTCTCAATGGGAACGTGTAAGTCCTTCTTGTTTTAACGTGGATTATCTTCCTTCCGGCACTGGTTCTACAGGAATGATGCTTTCTTTCAATTATTCTGATTTCTACGAGAATTATAGCATGTTTGATCTTCGCTATTGTAACTGGCAAAAGGATTTATTCCATGGTGTTGTTCCTAATCAGCAGTATGGTGATGTAGCTAGTGTTTCTATGGAATCTGCTGTTACTGCTGGTGGTTCTATTTCTTTTATTAATTCTAATATAAATTCTTCGAATACTACTACTGCTCTTCGTTTCCCTACTAGTCCTACTGTTCCTGCTGGTTCTCCTCTTTTAACTAATTCTTCTTTCAGTATCCTTGTTCTCCGCCAAGCTGAATTCTTACAGAAATGGAAAGAAATTACTCAGTCTGGTAACAAGGATTATAAAGAACAAGTAGAAAAACATTGGAATGTTTCTCCCGGTGATGGTTTCTCTGAAATGTGTACTTATCTTGGTGGTATTGCTAGTTCAATGGATATTAATGAAGTAGTAAATAACAACATTACAGGTGATTATGCTGCTGATATTGCCGGAAAAGGTACTGGTGTTTCTAATGGTGTGATCAATTTCAATTCGCAAGGTCGTTATGGCGTTGTGATGTGCATCTATCACTGCTTGCCTTTGATTGATTATACTACTGATTTTGTTAGTCCGTCTGTTACCCGTGTTAATGCTGCTGATTTTGCAATTCCTGAATTTGATCGTGTTGGTATGCAGACAGTTCCTTTGTCTTATATTTCTAATGGTCCTTCGTCCGTTCTTGGTAATATTCCTGACTTGGTTGGTTATGCTCCTCGCTATATTGATTATAAGACGGATATTGATACCTCTGTTGGTGCATTTAAGTCGTCTTTGAAGAATTGGGTTATTTCCTATGATAATCAGTCTCTTTCTAATCAATTTGGCTTTGCTGTTGAGTCTCCTGAACTTCCTGCTCCTAATCCTGCTGACTCTAATTGGAACTATACGTTGTTCAAAGTTAATCCGAATTCTTTGAATTCTCTTTTTGCTGTAGAGGTTAATTCTAGTATTGATACTGATCAGTTCCTTTGTAGTTCTTTCTTTGATGTGAAGGTAGTCCGTAATCTTGATCCGGATGGTTTGCCTTACTAGTCCTTTATTGTTTAACTTTTTAACTTTATTGTTATGTTTTCAAAACGTCGTATTGAACCGTATGTGACTCCGGTTAATCCTAGTCCGGTTTCTGCCAAGGATATGCTTTGTTCTAATTTTCGTCAGGAATCCCCTGTTGATCAATTTCTGCTTGAAGAACGTGAATTCGATGGTGTGAAGAGTGTTCGTTTGACTTCTGATATTTGTATGTTGTTTAATCAGCAACGCCTTGATCGGTTGTCTCGCGAGTCTCTCTTATCTTATTTTGAATCTGTGTCGGTTAATGAACCGAAATTTGGTGATCTTCGGGCTAAGCTTGGTGATGATCAATTGATTAGTTTTGTCAAATCTCGTTTTATTCAATCTCCTTCTGAATTGATGGCTTGGAGTCAGTATTTGATGAGTTCTTCTGATGCTGTTGTTGCTGAACTTGCTGCTGCTCAACAGGAGCAGCAATCTCAACAATCTCAACAATCTGTTGATCAATCTGCGTCTACTGAATAATTAACGTACGTGCGCGTCCCTTTTTTGCGTGCGCGTGCGATAAAAGATCAGGTCTGCGCGCGATGGGGGGCCCCTTTGGGGGGAGCTGTCCGGCTCCGTTAAAAAAAATTCTGTCCTTAAGACCTTTCTGAGTCTCAGACATGGAAAACTGAAAAACGGGCTTGCGATCAGTCTCCCCTTAATTTTTTTAACCTAAACCTTATCTCTGCGTGAAACGTAAATTAATCGCAACTTTGTTGCGTGTTGTTTAATTTAAATTTTATTCTTATGGCTATTGGTGCAAGTGCTGCCACGTTGCTTGGCTCAGGTATTCTTGGTGCTTCTGCTATTGGTTCTACTATTGCCGGTAATAAAGGTAATGCTAGTATTGCTCAACAGAGTAACGCTTTTAATGAGAAGATGCTTGATAAGCAAATGGCATACAATAAGGAAATGTATCAACAACAACTTGGTGATCAATGGAAATTTTATAATGATGCTAAGCAGAATTCGTGGGATATGTTTAATGCAACGAATGAATATAATTCTGCTATTGCTCAGCGTGAACGTTTGGAAGCTGCCGGATTGAATCCGTATCTTATGATGTCCGGAGGTAATGCCGGAACTGCGACTGCTCAATCTTCTGTTCAGGCTTCATCTCCTTCTGCTCAAGGTATTAATCCTCCTACTGCTACTCCTTATTCTGCTGATTATTCCGGTATTACTCAAGGTCTTGGAATGATATTGGATAAGATCGCTACTCAGCCGGATCGTGATGTTAAGAGTGCTGAAGCTAATAATCTTCGTATTGAAGGTAAATATAAGGCTGCTAAGACAATTGCTGAGATTGTGCAAATGCGTACGAATGCTAAGACTCAAGAAGGTCGCCTTGCTCTGGACAAATTGATCTATTCTATTGATAAGGATCTGAAAACGTCTCAGATGGAAGTTAATCGTGAAAGTATTGCTAGTATGCAGGCTGAGCGTAAATTGACGAATGTTCAGACTCTTCTTGCTGACAAACAGCTCTCATGGATGGATGCTCAGAATAAGATGGATCTTGCTCAGAAGGCTGCTGATATTCAGCTTAAGTATGCTCAAGGTGCGTTGACTCGTAAACAAGTAGAACATGAGGTTGCTAAGATCGCTGAAACTACTGCTAAAACTTCATTAATTGGTGTTCAGAAACAAGGACAATCTTTGCAAAATCAATTTGATTCTGCTACGTTTGGTAATCGTGTGAAAACTGTTAAGGAATCTCTTTGGAATCTTATGCATGAATCTGATTCGTTTGGTGTTTCTAAGACTATTGGTCGTGTTATTCGTCCTCTTTATGATTAATTTATTATATTTGTGTGATTAACCAAATATTCTAAGTTATGAAATGTTTATATTTAGGTCTTTTGCCTGCTGGTAGTGAATGGCTGATTATTTTAGTCGTTTTGATTTTGTGTGTTTATTTGTTTGGTAAATTTATCAAGTCTTTATTTAAGTAAC